TTATAGAAGTCGCTGAATGGGGTGAGGATGAAAATAATCCATTAAAGATTTATTGCAAACCAATAACTCTTTCAGAGACTTCTAAATTTATGAAACTGGCTCAAGATGATGACGTACAGCTTTTGGCTTATGTTTTAATTTATAAAGCATTAGATGAGGCTGGAGAAAAGTTATTTACTATCGCTGATAAGAAAACCTTATTGGAGAGGGTTGATAGAGATGTATTAATAAGAGTTTCTAGCGAAATGATGAACAATGTTTCGCAGGAAGAAGTTAAAAAAAAGTAATTGAAGATAAGCAGCTATACATAAAATATGCACTAGCTGAAAAACTTAACAAGACTTTAGCTGAAATTGAAGAAATGACAGTTGAGGAATTTCAAGGATGGTTGGCTTATCTTGAAATAAAGGAAGAAAAGAATGGCAGCTCTAACTAAATCAGATATTCATTTTAATTTTGTTGGAAATGATAAATCTGCTAAAGCGGTTAATAGTTTTAAAAAAAATATTAATGGTACGAATCAGGCTTTAGCAAGTCTGAGAAATACTATTGTTGCTGCTTTTAGTGTTAGAGAAATAGTTAATGCTGCTAACGTGATGATAGGCGTTGAAAATAGAATGAATGCCTTGACTGGTAGTGCAGATAAGACAGCAATAGCCATGAATCACATGAGAAGAATCGCTTCTGATTCAAGATCAGATTTTGATGCTGTTGCCATGTTATATACAAGGCTTGCACTAGCTACAGATCATTTGGGTGCAACGCAAAAAGATGTTGCTGATGCTACACAAACAGTAGCAAATACCTTTATTATTGCTGGTTCTCATGCTCAAGAGGCAAATAACTCTGCTAGACAGTTAGCACAGGGTTTGGCTTCAGGAGCTTTAAGAGGTGATGAGCTTAGATCAGTAATGGAAAACAATACCATTCTGACAAAAATGTTAGCTGAAGGATTAGGTAAAACTATTGGTGAGCTTAGAGAGTTTGGTCATGCTGGTAAATTAACAGCCGAGGTCGTAATGCCAATATTAATAGCTGGCATGAAAGAAACTAATGACCAAATTAAAGACATGCCCATGACACTAGGACAGGCTGGCGTAGCTTTAAGAAATAACTTTCAATTTATTGTTGGTGATGTGCAAAAAGCCACTAATGGTTTTTCAACTTTTGCTGCTGTAGTAAATAAATTTGCTGAGAATTTAGATGTAATATTGATACCAGTTCTTGCAGGAACTCTTTTGGCTGTAAATAAATTAAGATTAGGTTTTGTTGCATTAAACGCAACCATGAGAGCAAATCCAGTTATTGCTTTAATAAGCGGTTTTGCTGCTGTGCTTTCTGCGGCTTATATTTTTAGAAATGAAATAGGAACAGTCTTTCAAGAAGTATTTAAAAGAATGTTACCAAATATGATTGATAGATTTAAAATAAAATTTAAAGAGCTGCAAAAAATGATTAGCTTCAAAGAAAAGGATAAAGAGCTTGATGCAGAAATAGTACAATTAACAAAAAATATAGAAAAAAGAACAAAAGCAGAATTTAAAAAAATTAATATACCATCTTTTATGGACATGCTTCTTGGTAGAGATCCTGATGGTGGTGATGGAGATGGTAAGACTGGATTTAAAGAATTGTCAGCATTAGAACAATTCTTAATGGATGCTGAAAAAGGTTATAAGGATTTCTTTACTAATATCAAAACCATGCAAGAAGAAATGCAGGGTGTATTTAAAAAATCTTATGATGGTGTTACTCAATTAACAATGGATTTCTTAGAAAAAGGTAAAGCATCATTTAAAGATTATGCCACATCTATAGTAAGAGAGTTAATTAGAATAGCAGTACAAAAATTAGTTATAGACAAAATGTTTGCATCAATTGGTGGTATGTTTAAGCCAAAGATAGATACATCATCTTTAAATCTTCCCACAACTATACCTTCAGGTGATGGTGGTGGTTTTACAGGATTTGGTGCAAGAGCAGGTGGTGTAGATGGTAAGGGTGGATTCCCTGCAATATTACATCCTAATGAAACTGTTATAGATCATACCAAAGGACAGGGTATGGGTGCTACAGTCAACTTTAATATATCAACAGTAGATGCTGCTGGATTTGACCAGTTACTAGCATCAAGAAAAGGATTGATAACATCAATCATAAACAATGCCATGAATAATCAAGGCAAGATGGGAGTCGTATAATGTCAGGACAATTTCCAACATCTCCCAATTTTAGAAGTTTAAATTTTAAAGATAATAGACCCACCTTAGTTAATCAGACTTTATCAGGTAGAAAACAAGTCAGACAAATAGGTGCTCAGTATTTTTCTTTTACAGTTGCAATGCCACCTTTACAACAAGAAAAGGCTCAAAAAGTATTTGCATTTTTACAAAAACAAAAAGGTTCTTTTGAGGACTTTACCATTGTTGCACCTTTAGATAACTTAGGTGCAGGCAAAGCAGAAACAGATATTCAAGTAGTTGGAGCACATACATCAGGAGATGCTTCTATAGTCTTAGATGGCTTTACAGCTAGTCAAACAGGTGCTTTAAAGGCTGGAGACATAATTAAATTTGCAAATCATAGTAAAGTCTACATGGTTCAATCAGATATTGATTCTGATGGTACTGGAGCATTAACTGTTCTTATATCACCAAATCTAGTAGCATCTCTAGCAGATAATGAAGCTGTTACTGTAAACAAACCTAGTTTCACTGTTTATCTTGAAAATAATGAGATTATGTATTCAACAGATGCTAGCGGTTTTTACAGTATTTCATTTGACGTTAGAGAGGTTATAGCCTAATGCCAAGAAGTTTATCTACTGATTTACAAACTCAAGTATCATCAACAGCAACTAAAACAGCTTTTTTAGTTGAGCTAAATTTATCATCTACTATCAGATTAACTGATTGGTATTCTAATGTAACTTATGATTCTAATAGCTATGAAGCTGGTGGTAGTTTTTTAACAGTTGATTCAACAACTGAAACAGGTCAATTACAAGTAGATGAAATTAATTTAGGGTTTTCTAATATAACAAATGAAGTAAGGTCTTTAGTTCAAGATGGTGCATTTACAAATAAAACAGTAGAGATTTATATAGCTTACTTTAATGAAGATGAAACTATTATAGGGGCAATTAATTATTTTACAGGTCAAATAAGAAATGTAGCAATACAAGAAAATATTAATGATTCAACATTGAGTATGACTGTAGCTTCACATTGGGCAAACTGGAACTTAACTAAAGGCAGACATTTTTCTGATGAATCACAACAATCTTTTAGTTCAGGTGATAAGGGTATGGAATTTGCAACACAAGTTAAAAAAGATGTTAGGTGGGGTATTTAAATGGCAAATCCTTTTGTAACATTTTTTAATTGGGTTGTAGCTACTTGGAAAGCTGCCGATACTTTAGGAAAGATAAACATGATACTTACTGCTGCAACACTTGCAGTAGGTGTTAAAGGTTTTATGCAAGCTAGACAAATGCTTGCTAAAGGTCAAGATATATTAGCTAACAAAGTAGCTGCTGGTGGCAAAATGCCTGTTGTTTATGGAACAAGAAGAGTGGGAGCTCAGATTGTATACATGGATGTATCTAATAATGATTCAAGACATTTGTTTGTAGTTTATGCTCTATCGGTTGGTGAATGTGATGAGATTCTTTATAGAACGATTGAATTAGATGGCAATCCTTTAACTGACCCTAATAGATTTAAATATGGATGCTATGTTGGTTCAGACAGAAACAATCAAACTGGTTACAATGGGCATCAGCCTTTAAATACAGTATCTCAAGTTGGTTCTACTGCAAGTGCTGGAGCAGGACAGTTTGGTACTAATCAAAACGTAAGATATAGAATCACTTTAAATCTTCATCATGGTACTGCATCACAAACAGCAGACCCTATGCTTGTTGCATCAATGCCTAACTGGACTTCATCACATAAATTAAATGGAGTATGTTATATAGCAGCACATTATAAGTATGATAAAGAAGGTATGTTTGCAGGAGTACCACAACTAACAGTTCAGGTTAAAGGTAAAAGAATTTATGACCCAAGAGATACAAATCAACAATTTGGTACTCCAACTACTTATAAACATTCTGATAATCCAGCTTTAGTATTTTTAGATTACATTACTAACAATGAATATGGAAAAGGTTTAACAGCATCACAAATTAATATGACTACATTTAGCTCTGCTGCTAATGTTTGTGATACTCAGGTTGATCAGCCTTACTTTAATGGAACTGCTCAATCACTTACTTGGAGTGCAAATAGTGGTGATAACTTTTTCACAATAGCTGGTGCAGATGCTAATGAAGATTGGTGGCAAAATAAAATAGGTGAAATATTAGATTTATTTGATTCTAATGGTAATGGTGTTATAGATGGTGATGAAATTATTGATATACAAAGAAGTCAATTCTTTGATTCAACAGCAGAATATATTGTTTTTATTAATAGTTATTTTGGTAGTAATTATGCTTCTCAAACTGGCTCTTCATTACTAAAAGTTAAACGATTTACTACAAATGGTTATTTAGATGCTAATAAAAATGTAATGGAAAATGCGAAAGAGCTTCTTGCTAATATGAGGGGTATTTTTCTTTATATTAATGGTCAGTATGAATTATCAATAGAAGATACAGGCACTTCATCATTTAGTATTAATGATAATCATATTATTGCTGATGCTGGTATATCAGTTGATTATGGCAATAAAGACAAAAAAGCAAATAAAGTTATTGTTGAGTTCTTTAATGCTAATAAAAAATATGAATTAGATACAGCTACAGTTTTACA